AATGCGGATACATACGCTTACCTCTTGGAGCTGTCCAACAGGTTGGGTCAAAACGTACGTGATCTCATTGAACCTTACGCCAAATTCACTACGGCCGCTCGGCTATCGAATGTTAGCCTCCAAGACCAGCGGAAGATATTCGAGGCTGCTACTGTTGCTGGTACCGCCATGAAGCTCAACAGCGAGCGCATGGGACTTGTATTCTTGGCTCTGGAGCAAATGTTCTCGAAAGGTACGGTCTCGATGGAAGAGTTGCGTCGCCAGTTGGGCGACTTACTGCCGGGCTCTTTTGCGATTGCGGCACAAGCAATGGGAGTAACGGAAAGCCAGCTGACCAAAATGATCAAGAACGGGGAGGTCCTAGCGAGGGATCTGCTCCCGAAAATGGCTAAGGGGTGGCTGGAGGCCTTTGGACCTGCAGCGGCTATGGCGGCAGTAGCTTTACAAGCCCAGCTTCAGTTACTTGGTTCGGCTACCTTCGAGCTGCTCAAGAAGTTCGATGCCGTTACTGGGTTCTCCAAGCTCTTCCGGGAGGCTGTGATCGCCACCCGGGTAGCTCTAGAGTATCTTACCAAGAACATGGAGACCGTTGTTGCTCTCTTCGGTGCTGTGGCAGGAGCAGGAGCAGGATTCCTAGTGTACCAGCTCTTCGCCCGATTGCCCGCGGTTATCATGGCGACTGTCACGGCCATGAAGGCACTTACAGCATCCGTCATTACACTCGATCTGGTAATGCTTGCTACAGGATGGGGTGCGCTCCTGAGTGTAATAGCCAAAACGGCGGCCGTTATCATAGGTGCTGTCGTAGGCTATAATCTCCTGAAGGATGCAATCGATTCTGTCCAGACTCCAATGGAGGACTGGGTAAACGAGTCCAAGGCTTGGCTTGATGTTCAGGAGAAGATCGGTAAGTCACACAAGCAGACTACTGACGAGATCAGGAAAGGTACGCAGGAGAGGTTGCAGCTCCTGACTACTGAGCTTACATCGGCCCACGAGATGTTACGTCTGACAATAGCCTCGCAGAAGGCTAAAATGGACGAGATGAATGTCAAGCCGAGTTTTGCTACTCCGTTTGGTGGTGCGTTCCTGGGTACGCAACCGACAGGTGAATCGCCTGAAGTAACTGCTGCTCGTAAGCGGTTACAGGTCCTAGAAGGCCTCCGGAAGGAGATGGAAACCACCTTAGAACGTCTGTCCAAGTTGAAGCCCTCCAGTATTCCTGGAGGGGAAGAGTCTGGTACCCAGTGGGCTAACTGGGCCGAGAAGATCAGTCAGAGCATCCGCGAAGTCATTGGACTTGGCAGGCAGTTAGAAGCCTCTGAGCTTGGTCAGGGTGCAATCGAACAAGCTCGTGGAATGGCTAAGGCGATCGAGATGATGTCGGATCAGCCTGACAAAGGTCGTGGTAATATCGAGGCAATCTCTAAGTCGCTTCGGGATGCCGGATTTGCAGGCTCGAATCTCACCGAGCAGCTGGCGAAGTTGTACCTCCTGATCGAGCAGCGCAAAGATACGCTCAAGGAACTCGAGGCGTTGCCAGGTAAAGCAGCCACTGCAGGTGATGCTCTCGCGAAGATGTTCGAGGTGGTAGAAGCCCGTCGTCAGGCAGCTACGACAGGTGAACCGACCCAATTGGAGAAGCAGCTCGTTACGATGGAGGGCTACTTCGAGGTCCTCAAGAAGATGGGGATGACGCAGGAGCACATTAACTTCCTGGTCGCCGAGTTCCGCAAGCAGTGGAAGACCATGGGTGATGCTGAAGAGGGGGTCAAGGAGGTCGAGAAGCTGACTAAAGCCCTAGAACGTCTGGATAACCAGCTGGGGGACAATAGCGTCCGCGTGATGGAGGAGTATCGGGATCGTGTTGACCTCGTCTGGAATGCTTTTGGTAAAGGGATAATCACCATTGATCAGGTACGTCAACGTCTCCTCCTGATCGAGGACGACATGAATCGTAAGGTCATCGATCGTACGACACTTCTTGGTCGGAGTATGACCGAGGTGTTCCGGGATATTACCAACAACATTGCCGACACGATGGCGAAGGCTACGATGGGCATGGAAGTGTCCTGGCGCAACATGTTCGATGCTATTACCCAGGAAGCACTGTCGTTCATCTACAAGATGTCGGTCGTGCAGCCAATTATGACCGCTCTGTTCGGCAATCTGTATAGCAAACAGTCTGGGACTGGACAAGGTCTCCTTGAAGATTGGCTGCGTAGCTTCATGCCTACCCCAGTAGGTGTGACACCTGCTGCCGGAGCTGGATATGTTGGGGATCAGGCCGAGATTCTTGGGTTTGCCGGTGGAGGTAGCTTTAAGGTGGGAGGGTCAGGAGGCTCAGATAGTCAGGCTATTAAGTTCCGGGCTTCCCCAGGGGAGCGTGTTGATATTCTCACTCCCGAGCAACAGCGGGGTGCTTCAATGCCATCAGTCCAGGTTGTGATCAACAACCAATCTGGACAACCAATCGAAGCTAGTCAATCGGCTCCTCGTATGGAGGGCGATAGATTAGTAGTTGACCTTCTAGTACGTCGTCTAGCTCGCGACGTAGGAGCTCGTAACCAACTAAGAGGCCTGTTGGCCCCGGCCCCGGAGTACTGATATGGCGTTCCCACACTCTTACGCAAAGATCCTAGCCGACGGCTATTCGAAGGACAGAGCCTCTGCGGTCCAGCGTACTGCCATGGAAGATGGAATGGTAAAGCAGCTACGCACGAAGAGCCGTGTCTTGGTGGCCCGCTCCTTTACCGTTGGTCTCGCCTCGCTTACGGACTACCAGAACTTCATCACCTGGTTCCAAACGGACATCGACTACGGGGCCCTATGGTTCGACTTTACCGACCCAGAGGACAATGTAGTCCGGACTGCACGTGTAGTCAACAAGTTAGATGGCGAGCGTCCAATCGTTGGCCTGGGACAGTGGCGCATCCCTCTTCAAATCGAGACCTGGAGTGGCTAAAAACTATACCTCAAACTTCAAGGAGAAGACCAGCGCAACAACTGGTGAGGAGCCGGTCTACCTCTTGGAGATCACCCATGATGAGCTAGCAGCTCCTGTCAGGGTGGTAAACGACACCCAGAACCTCACCCACAGTGGTGACGTCTTTACGGCTTGTGCTTTTCGTGTTCAGTTCCCAGAGGATATTGCTCAATCTATGCCTAGGGTCCCGATAGCCATTGACAACCTAGGCAAAGAGATGACGTCCTGGCTCGACGAGTCTGGCGGAGGACGGGGAGCAACTGTTCGGATCATGCAGGTGATGCGCGATACCCCGAACGTCGTAGAGCAGGAGTACACGATGCTCCTGATGAACACCCAGCAGAACATCATAGAGATCAGCGGCGAGCTCGGATATGACAACATTCTTGAGCTTCCTGCCTTAGGAGTTTTGTACTCACCACAGTCTGCCTCGGGGCTATTCTAATGACCACAACTAGTGTCCTTAGAGAGCACTGGTCCGACAAATACGTAGGTAAGCCCTACGTAGCAGAGGTCTACGACTGTGGCGAAATGGCCCGTGAGGTTCTACAGAGGGAGTTCCATCGCATCGTTCTCATCCCCTCGGATCGTAACTATGCGGGCAAGGAAGGTCGTGAGAAGATCAAGGCTGTTGCCAAACAGATCCTTCACGAGAGGGATCGTGTTGGTTACCGGACTTCGGATCCGACAGATGGGGACGGTGTCCTAATGTTTTCAGGATCGAAGATGATGCACGTCGGTATCTACTGCATTATCAACGGCGAGCCTTGGGTACTCCACTGTGCTGAGAGACCGGCTCAAGTCATCAAGACACGTGTGAGAGAGCTGGAGCCCCGAGGCTTCAAGCTTGAGGGGTACTATAAGTGGAAATGAACCTCCCAGCCGTTGTTAGCAGACAGCCCACTCTCATCTGGGCTCCCCATCCGTTCCAGCGCGAAGTCGGGAGGGAGATCCGGTACATACCTTTCGAGGCTGGGGAGTCAATACTCTCGTACCTCAAACGGGTAGGGATCTTCGAAAGGATGGGTCGTCAACCGTTCATGCTGACGATCGATGGACGTCGTATCCCTAGGAGCTTGTGGTCCTTGACTCATCCTAAGACCGGTACGCAAATCAATCTCTACGCTCTAGTACACGGGGGGGAAGGTACTAAGAAGAACCCCCTAGCGATCATTTCGATTATCGCTCTGAGCGTCTTTGCGCCACAGTTTGCTGGTGCGATAGCTGGTAAAGGGGCTAGCGCAATGGCTCTAGGTTTGTGGAAGGCTGGGATTATGATCGTTGGTGGGATGATCATCAACGAACTGTTCCCACCTCCTAGGCCGGACATGTCAGCGGCTCAAGGGTTGGATATTCAGGACTCGCCGACCTACTCCATCACTGGAGGGTCAAATAGAGCACGCTCGTATCAGCCGATGCCAAAGGTCGTCGGCACAACGAAGATCTTCCCTGATTTAGGGGCCCTTCCCTACACCGAGTTCGAAGGCGAGGACCAGATTCTCTATCAGGTGTTCGACTTCGGCTATAATGATCTTGTGCTCAACGGCTGGAAGATTGGCGATACCCCGATCGAGAACTACAAGGGAGTGACCCTAGAGGAAAGCACCATGGATGGTGCTCTCACTCTCTTTCCGGGAAACGTGGACACACTAGCCGGGGCTGCCCTGACTTTTCCAGCAAGTTGGATCCAGCGTACTGGTAGTGCGGACGCGACTGGGTTAGCAATAGAAATTGGTGGGACACTCTTTAGGATGACCTCTGGTGCTCTGGAGGCAATTGCAGCCGAGATCGAGATGGAGTACCGGCGCGCAGGTGACTCTACGTGGATTCCCCTCAGCTTTGCATCGGACTCAGTACCGGAGACGTCGATCATCCTTGGGGTAGCACGACTTCCCAACTCCACTTACCAGCAGGGAGCCCGAAGGACTATCTCTGTCCAACCCTCCAATGTCTCAGGGATCACTGTCTTGTCGTCCTCTCTGAGTGCTGGTACAGGTACTGCTTATATTGCCAAGTTGCACAGCAACGACTTTACGGTTGGAATCCGCGTTGCTTGGGCCGCACCGGGCGAAGGTAATCTGCAACAGCAGATGGGTCCTCCAGTAAGAGTGAGTAATCCTATTGCC